TCTAATTACCCCGTAAGTAGATTGCATTATTAAAAGGAGTAGCATTAAACAACTCATCCTTGGCAAGCATGGCAGCACAATCATCACAACAGATAACCTCCATGCCATCCATACCCATACGCTTAGCTGTTTTCTTGAGTATGTATTCAGAACACCACTCACACTCAATGAAGGTACTGCTGTCAACCTTCTCTGCTAAACCAAAGATCTTTGCTTCTCGCTTCTCTTTGTACTCCTTCCTTGATCGTTCATGCTGTGCATCAATATGATCCAAATACCCTTTCATATGCTTCATAACCGAATAAGGTTTGTAGGTATAGGAATTATTCGAGTACCAGATATCATCCTTCCAATGCCCACTCGCTTCTTTAAAGATTGAGAAGGTGTTATCCACATTCAATACAGCCAACTTTGATGCACCAATCACAGCTTCAATCATATACTTAACAGCAGGATTAGTATCCCAACCACTAGGCAACCGACGTAAGATACGATCCTTAAAGATACGAGTATCACTGCGATGATCCCCCTTTCCATCGTTGGGCATATTGGGGATGATACCATTGTGGATGAAGGCCTGTTCCTTGTTGATCTGAAAGGGGTGACAGTTATATTTATCAATCATCCCATGTGTTGCAATACGGAAGTGAATGAGGAAGGTACTGTTCGGATTCTGTTCAACAGCCTTACTGTACCTAGCATAGAAGGTTTCAAAGTCCATACTCTTTTTAATCCTAACCCTCTTCTCACCATACACATCAGTATTTACATATGCAAACCCACAACCATCCTTATTATTCAGGTAACAATTATGTAGGGTATCTTTTGTCAACACTGCACCAGCTTTCTTTACGATTGCAATACACATATTATTTATTCTCCTGTCTTTTTCTATTAAGTTCATGTCTTGTAGCATGAGCCGGATTATCATAATGTACTACTTCCCCAATGTTCGGGCCTTGCAAGGATAGCCACACTCCCTTCCCATCATGGGAAGGGACCTGATTACTATCCCTAAAGATACAGATACATGGTTTCATATTACTCACCACTAGGCATGGAGTAGAGTGAACACATGAAGGTGTTAAGATTGGGGTACATCTTTTTATTCTTGACAACAAAGAGCTTCCATGTGCGAGGATTAAGATCAAGGTTGCCAGTGTTCAGAGTGTACTCATACAGCGCACGGATAAACTCAATATTCTTCATCCATCTCTCATAAGTGGTTACGCCAGCAAAGCATCGGAGTTCAATGGTCTTACTGCCAAGATTAACACGACGATACCGATCACTTTTCTCCCCATCCTTTTTAAACTTCTTAATAACGGGGGCCATATTACTCTCGGAATAAAGCTGACAGTAATGGTTGGGACTTCTCTCACTGATCTTCGTCATAAGCGTGGGGTGCTTATGGATAAAGGATACAAACTTATACAGATGAAAGGAAGTAAAGGATTCAAGGTTTACATGAACGTGCATCCCACATGAATCAGAGTTACGCATCTCAGATACGAACATATCCTTCCACTTCTTATCCTGATACTTCTCAAAGGTATGAGGGTGAGAGACTACCTCAAAGCCATAGTCAATACTACTATCTGACTTGACAATCAATTCATTCTCTTCAAAGTTTTTCAGTACCTCAGCCACCTTACCCTTCAGGCTCACTTCAGAGCTGAACGATACTTCATTCTCAAAGCCATAGTGCAACGTACCCTTACCATGAAAGACGGGGGTAGGCTTGAGAGTGTAGGGCTCAATCTTACCACACCCTACACTCAATGCACATGATCTACACATATTAGAAGCATAGTGGGACAGAGCCTTTTTCTTACAAACCTTACAAGTCCTAAGATTATTGAAGCAGTAATTACAAAGTAATTGACCATTAAATTCTTGGTGATCTGCGATAGGATGATACCTATCACAGTTTGCACATAGGAGATGAGTCTTCCGACAATCAGTACAGAAATAATTCTTACACTCTACCTTCTTCCTCAGCTTATTACAGCAAGTACAGGGACGATAGTGAGTCCTCTTACACGTATAGCACAGAAGTGTACCACCATAGCTACTTACCTCTGGATGCCATATACCACAGTGAGTACACTTCTTTGTTGTCTTAGCACAGCGTTGACACAGATCATACGTCACACCCTCTCTCTTAAACACATGAGAACTCTTATCCATACAGTGAGTACAGCTAAAGACTCTTTTCTTCTGCATACGAGGGGTGATACTGTTGAGGAAGAAGGTACGACAGATAGTAAAACTCTTATACTCTGCCCACAGATAGGGATACTCAAGGTGAAGATCATCACTGGTATCCATACAAGGAACAGCAGTAAGAGTATGCCACTCCTTACAGCCCCCACAGTAGTAGTACTTCTTGGCACAAGAGATACACCTCTTCTTACCAAACACGTCCTTCAAGTGTGGTTTCTTTTTTCCACAATCTTCACAGGTTTCAAGGTCAGTAGCACATGAATTACACATATACCTACCGTCACGACCAGTGTACATAATGTTCTTAGGATATTCAAAGACACCATTACACGTGTTACACACAGCCGCCTTCTCCCAACAGGAGATACACAGGGCTGGAATTTCGGGGGCATCCTCACTCAATTTGTATCCGGTGGGGGTCTTGTCGTTAATGCTCGTATTGCACCATGCACAGTTCATCTTACTACCTCCGGTTATTATTATGATTTTTTACTTACACTGTAATTACTTTCTCTTGGTTAGGAGTTCATTTATCTCAGTACATACAGGACGATACCATGTCCCACAACGATACCCAATGAAGGACTCACTCTCTCTGCTTTGTAAGCCAACACCAGTCATATTACCTTCCTCATCCTCCGCATCAGGTATGAGGATAACTGTTCCATATCTACTGATAAAGATCATCTGTTTCCCTCCCCCTCTCTTCTTTTATTCAACTCGATGAAACGATACATGATCCATGCAGTACACTCCTCCTCTCTATAGCGATGTGTCTCAGGGGTATGAAGAAGTGTTGTCTTACCTGTTTGATCATCAAGTAAGAGAATATTTTTCATACTACTCATCATAATTTTTAAAGGCATTAACGTAGGCCTCCAAGGTTGTACCCTCAATACCGGGAGCAGTATTAACTTCCAGTACATAGAGCTGTCCTTCTGTACTGCGAATGATATCAACAGCCCCGAAGTCCAAGCCCAATGCAGTAACAGCACTGATAGCAAGGGCTGATAGGTTAGCCCGCACATCATCGGGGATTCTCACACTATTGCGTGTGAAGATGTATCCCAACGAATGATTGTGAATGTAATCACCAACATCACTATCTCCATTCCTCTTGCACTTAGCAACTAGATCAATCATAGCCCCATTGAATACATGAACCCGATACTCACGCTTGCAGGGTATACCTACCGTGTACAGTGGAGCATAGGGGATGGGAGAACCGGGCTGAACAACAGTGATACCCCTCCCACCACTAGCACGAGTCAGGTGTCGTGCATAGATCACCTCATTAGGATTGGCAAGTAGTGCCTCACCCCTTACACCCTTGAAGTATATAGGTATTGAAACACCAGCCAGACGCAGTACTTCAAATGTCTTCAACTTATTAGTGGCAATAGCAACCTTATCTGGCCTGTTAATTACATTGTAATTGAGGAGGAAGGAATCGGATGATCCCCAATTAATTACTCGTCTCGTGTAACGAAAAGCCTTTCGTACCAATCGTTGTTGAAGCGACGCGAACGACTCCGCACTGTATAGTCTACAGCCCACCAATCGGGAGAGTATACTGGCACTTCTACTTCCTCTTTTGTACGTGATGAGGTCATACATAACTTCATTCTCCTTTCATGTCCTATCAAATTGATCTCTTCATGCCTATGTGTATCACTCACACTCGGATAAACCCTCCCAATCTCACCGGAATCTTGGTTTTTTTGACGAGATGATAAACACACAGCCTTCATTTCATTAATATCATGCATGTAATAGCTGCCGTTATGTCTTATAATCATCTTCACATCATCGCCCTCCTTACTTACATTGTAATTAAGGCACCTTAAAGGTACCACCATGCCACGTTTGTATTAACCCTAGTAGGGTAGGATACTTCGTACTTACAAGGGCATGGTGCTATGCTCCTGACTCTCGTTTAATCCTCAATGTTAAACGCTTATTAAAATCCACAGGAATGAAACCATACGTTCTCTTACCCACACTATCACCCACTAGTTGTATTGCTGTTCTTTCATTTCCTACACACACCAGAACGTAAACATTATTACCCACCCATAGTAGACTCGACATACACCTATATCCTTTTAACCAGCATGGGATTGACCACTGCAATATAGGGATAGCCCTTCCCCTTCGTCCCTTCCTTCAAGTCATTGACCATGCACTGTGCGGCAAGGAGACTGCTATGAGAGGCAATCTTAATCGTATTCCTCTTGCCCTTGAAGTACACCACAAAGTTATTCTTTTGATTCTTCATCTTAATTACCTCGTAATTAGTTTTGTCCACACCTTATAGAATCGTAGAGAGTAAGCATGGTACTCCATGTGACAGTACTCCATGATCCTATAGGTAGTCCAGTGTTCTAAATTGAATTGAGCCATGTACTTACACACATGACAAGAACTGAGATTATAATAATGGCACCTACAACTTCACCCCGAATTTCTTTTACGCTCATGATTTGTAATCCTCCTGCTATCTTTGTAGAGTTTTATATCACCACTATATGAACCACATGGACGCACCATACCATCATAATAGATTTGGAGAAGATGGCAACCCTCTTCAATCTCACCATCTGCCCTCATATCTCCAATGTAAATATAGCAACTCCTTTTTACTATACATATTCTTGGCATTTTAATTACCTTGTAATTATGGTTGACCTAACTTCTTTTCCCCTTCTTGTTTACCAGCTTGGCCACGGCCTTGACTGCGAATGCTTTGTTCAATTCAGAGCAGAGCTTGACTGCTTTCTCATTACCTTTCTTCTTTGCCAGCTCCGCAATTAATGCCAGATATTTAGGCACGTCAACCTCACGCAAGGAACCAGCCACGGCAACACCATTTTCCTCTGCCTTTTCCTTCTCAACCTTGGCCTTCAGATTCTTTGCCTTCGCCTTTGCCTTGCTTTCCTTTGTTTTCTCGGTGAAAGTACCAGCGTCAAAGTTTCTGCTTCTCCATACACTGAAAGCATTGACGTACTTGGCAGGCATATAGTCTGGCTTATCCTTCAATGTATTACTAATCCCAATGGCAACGGCTTTCTTGCTCTTATCAATCTTCATAGGCCAGTCATTGAACAGTGAGTAGAGGAAGGCATTGACATTTTCCGGCTTAACCTTTTTCGCTTTTAACTCCGCAACAATGGCGTGATAGGTGATAACTTGCTTCTGGTTTGCTTCGAACGCTTTCTTCAATTCATTTTTGATATTCATTTTCATTTCCTCATTTTGGTTTGGTTGTTTAATTAACTACGATTAGTGCAACAAGAACGGATACAATGCAGCAGAGCGGAAATAATTTTACTATGACCATAGTCCCTCCGGTTTGGATTTTATTAGACACGCCTAATATATTTAGTCGCATCCTATAACATCCAAAGACCTGATAACCGATTGCCTTGCAAGTGGTAAGCATTAAAAGGATGCTAGTTAATACCCTTGCAAGGACAACCCATTACGGCCAGTGATTCAAACTAGCTAGGGTATATCAATCGGGATTGCCTTGTCTCTGTTCCAGTCTGCAAACATGGCTAGTGCTTGCCCTTTCCAATCTCACGTTGCTTGACTACCGCCTATACTGGTCCGAGTTATGTGCCTCTTTGTCAGAGAGTCACGACACATTGGCAGGACGTGGGAACAGGTTTCTATTGTGGGCCGGGTTGTCTATCGGTTGGGATGCTTCTTGCTCTCAGAGTTGAGAGAACAGGCAAGAGGCAGAACCAGACAAGCGGCTATGTGAGAGAACAGGTAAAGCAAGCAATAAGCTATGTGTCCTTATCCCATATATTAAAAAGGTTGTCAACAATAAAAATGAACCATACAAATCTTTTTCTTTTATATAATGTAGTGTGTGCGCGTAGCAAGTATCGTGCCATAAAAATTCGCTTACGCTCATGATGAAATAATAGTAGACTGATCAGTATAGTATAGTGTGGCATGGAATGTGCTATATGCAAGTAGTGTGCCAGCTATTAATTAGGTATGTAACTAAGATGACTGGGAATGATTACTATTAAGGATGGGTGGGATTGATAGTCTTTGGTATTTCGCACCATATGTAGTATCCCCAAACCCTTACACCATACCATATCTTGTGTGTTTCTCTGAACATTTTATGGTTGTGGAGAACAATGTTCGGGTATCCTAATATCTCAGAGTTTTGGGGAGTACCCTGTGGGTTGGGATAAGGAGTATGTGTGCGTATTACCACTAAATTTTTTCTCATAGAAATTCTAGAGTTCCTTAAAATCTCTTAAGTATCTAAGAGAACTCTTAGATCTCACAAGTTCTCTAAAGTTTTTTTAGTTTATTTAATATCTACTCTTGACAAACTCTTAATACTATATTATATATATATATATATATTAATAATACTAAGAACCCTTAGAGTATGGATATGGGTATTATATACTCTTAATATACTCATAGTACTCTTCTAAATATTATTATATACACGTATGTTATATTTATCTTGACTTTCTCTAACAAGTATGTTATAATATGTGTATAAGCAGAGATGTATCTTATCCCTCTAAGGAGTTATTATAATGTCTAAAGTATCTCTATCATCAATCAGCTCAGGGTATCAGTCCACTACTCAGCTGAATAATAATCTCAATACCATTATCTCAGCCTTTGAGAATACTATCTCACGTGATGGTAGTACTCCAAACACAATGAGTGCTGACTTTGATATGAATGGGTTCAGCCTCCTTAACGTAGGGTCCATCGGTGTGGTTGGTGGCTTAGATCTCTCTACCCTTGTTACCCAAGCCTCTGACTTTGCAACCGAATCAGAGCATTGGGCAATCTATCCCCATGCTACCCTAGTACCTGAAGGTAATCTTATTGATGAGTATAGCTCCTACTCTTACTCTATTGACTCAGCCTCTTCTGCTCTTTCTGCAGCCTCCTCCGCATCTTTAGCAGCATCTTCTGAAGCAGCATGTGTCATCTACTCCACTCTAGGACTCTCAGCTTCAAACCTATATGACTTTGGTTTAATTGCTGATACTATAATCGTATTCCCAACTGACTTTGGAACAATCGTATAAGGAGTATATATGGCAACTCAAGTACAATGGAGAAAGGGTACTACCGTAGAACACGCTGCCTTTACTGGTGTAGCAGCTGAGGTAACTGTAGATACCGATAAGGAGACGCTTGTAGTACATGATGGGGTAACTGCTGGTGGTTTCCCACTTGCTAAGGAGAGTGATCTCACGAACATGCTTGAGACAGGTGATATCGGTGTAACTGTTCAAGGGTATGATGCGGATACTGCAAAGACGGATGTAGCACAGACATTCACAGTCTCACAGCGTGGCACAATTACCACGGATAATGATTTATCCTTTGATCTTAATGCCACAAACAATTTCAAATGTACCCCCTCTGCTGGTGGAACCCTGACCTTCACTAACATCACGGCAGGACAGTCTGGTTTCATCCTACTGATTAATGGTAGCAACTACGCCATTACTGCAGCAGCTACGACTAAGGTTGGGTCCAATACCCTTTTCACCATTAGCACCACAGGAACTTACCTTCTCTCTTACCTATCAGATGGTACTAATGTTTACATTGTAAATAGTGGGGTTCTTGCTTAATGAGTGTACTACCTGTTGGTATAGGGGATAGTCAATCATATCAAATAGGACACTCCCTGCGTCTGCGATCTTCTGCGTCTGCTTATTTGAGTAGGACGTTTGGTACGCCAACAAGCCAGAATGTTTACACATGGTCTGGATGGATAAAGCGTGGAAAGCTGGGGGTATTACAAAACCTGTTTGGTGTATCCACCAATCACAGCCTCGGCTTCCCTGCGGCTGACACATTGGTCCTTACCATTGCAGGGGTAGCTGCTATTACAAGTACGGCAGTCTATCGTGATCCGTCAGCGTGGTACCACATCCTTTATTCACAGAACGGAACGGCTGCAAGCTTACAAGTGAATAATGGAACGGCCATGACTGCCACGGTTACAAGCGCAGTCTTCAATACGGCGGTTCTGCATCAGCTTGGGGCAGCAAATACTAGCAACTATGCTGATGGGTATATGGCAGAAGTGCATTTCATTGACGGTCAAGTACTCACACCTTCTGACTTCGGAGAAACCAACTCAGATGGCGTATGGGTACCAAAGAAATACACAGGCACCTATGGCACCAATGGATTCTACCTCCCATTCTCCAATGGTGCATCCCTCACCACCCTAGGGTATGACAGCTCTGGCAATGGTAATGATTGGACTCTTAACAACCTCAGCCTCACCGCTGGTGCAACGTATGATTGGATGCTGGATACTCCGACTAATAACTATGCAGTGTTGAATGCGCTCTATACAGGTAAATCAACCCTATCAAATTGCAATCTTACCGCTAGTGGTACAACCGATCTCCCGACACTAATCCCTGCCAGTGGGACATACTACTTCGAGGTAGGCGGGGTCTCTACCACCTGGACACCACCCGCTGCCTTTCCTTCTGCGGCTGGTGATTATAACTTCGGCCAACGTCCCTTTACAAATGCTGCCACCAACCCAACACTGTGTACGTCAAACCTCCCTACGACAGCTATCGCCAATCCACAAGAGCATCACAACGTCTACACCGTCACCAAGTCAGGAAGTACGAACTTCGCCATTGATTGGGATGCGTCAGTTTATGACACGTACTTTGAGATTAAGCGGCGTGATCTGGCTGGTGATTGGTACAACGTAGATGGCTTGCGTGGCTACGACAAGATTCTCAAGTCGAACTCAACGGCTGCTGAAACTACGGATGCGAATGTAATCAGTGTCAGTGGAACAACTTGCACACTCGGCTCTACACTTGCTGATGGTACCTATGTAATCAGTGCTTGGAAAGCTGGCCTAACTGCTGCACGGCAGACCAATACCGATGGCTCGATTACGAGTACGGTGAGTCGAAATGTTACAAGTGGGTTTGCGATAGTCACAGCAACAGGGACGGCCGCAAATGCTACGGTTGGGCATGGCCTTGGTGTAGTTCCAAAACTAATAGTTAGTAAGGCGAGAGCAGCCATTACTGAATGGCCTGTGTATCACGGCAGTCTGGCAAACACTGAATATATAGTACTGAACACCACGGCAGCGAAAGCGACTGGTGCAACCTACTGGAATAGCACGACTCCTATAAGCAGTGTGTTCAGTCTTGGCAGTTCCACCAATACGAACAATGCTGGCGGTATGGTGTTTTACGTCCACGCAGAAATCCCAGGATATTCCAAGTTCGCGAGCTATACCGGAAATGGGTCGACGGATGGTCCGTTTGTTAGTCTCGGGTTTAAGCCCGTGGACTTAACAGTTAAATATGCCAGTAGTACAGGTAGTTGGCATAGGTGGGATGCGCTAAGAGACCAATACAATCTTATGGGTAAGGTAATTTTTCCTAACGGAAGCTATGCGGAATCGCTATATGCATCCCCAGACCCTGTTGTGGATTTCATAGCATCTGGTGCTAAACACAGAGGTTCTTACATACAGAACAACGCCTCCGGTGGTACCTACATTTTTAGTGCTTATGCAGATGAACCTACGGGCGGCGCAAACGTAGCCCCAAGTCCAGCACGATAAAAGGAGAATATAATGTTCATAGATCAAGTAACCCTCAAGCGAGTTAACATTGATGCCCCATACGCAGGACGTAGTAAGTTGGATACCCCGGAGATTAGGGCAGAGGTTGGGGTTATCGAAATCCCTGATCCTTTTCGAGAATCTGATGAGACACACTATGTGCAGGAGCTTGATGATCCTCCATATATCTCGAATACTCAAAAAGACCCAGCAGTGCTGGACGCAATGTATAAGCAAAGAGTAAAGCAGATCCGGGCTTCTACTCTAGAGACATTCCCAAAGAATAGTGGGATTGATAATGTATATGTGTTGAACTATCAGGCAGCTACCCTTGGTGCAGTAGATAACACCACCATCCTTCGTAATGGCAAGACACCAGCGGTTCATCTAGCAGACTTCGGTACTCCCTTAGGTATGACAGCAGAGCAGTTTGCTACATACGTTCTCGCAGAGAATTTAGCAGCTGGTGCAAAAATGACGGAGATAGAGAGTGCTTATCTTGCAGCCTACTATGCTTCAACAACTACAGCACAGATGGTAGTAGATTACCAAGCTTTCTGTGATGCAAGAGTTTCAACTCAATAGGGCCACTGGATATGAATCTTGTACTGCGCTTTTCAGCACAGAACTTACCAGCATCCCTTTTTATCCGCCTCTTTCGCTGGATTCCATTCTCCCATGTAGAAGCGGTTATGTCAGATAACAGAACATATGGAGCACGAATCCTAGGTGGTGTGCAGGTACGGAAGGCACCTAAATATGCTAGATTAGTTGATCTCACTGTGGATGTACCAGAAGCCCTTTGGATAGAAGCCCTCTCTATGAGGGGATGGTCGTATGATATACTGGCACTATTTGCCTTTCTATTCCGCATTAAAATGAACAAGGGTAATGCTGTTACGTGTGTGGAGATGTGGACCACCCTATTGGATAAGTATGGTATCATTGAGGTGCCCGATACAAGGATCATTGATCCATACCAACTCTATCTAATCCTGATTAATATTAATAAAAGAGATAAGCATGGAACTCAATATTGATCGTAGTGGTTTCAAGGATGAACAGAATAAGTACAGAACACAAGCCTTATTCTATGAGTATTACATAGACCAATCTCATGCTGTCTTTACTCTTGCTGACGAGGATAGAGAGATTGATGGTAAGGTGTACTACTCTCTGAAGAAATTATATTTAGAGATTGCAGATCCTACTGAGTATCTTTTTGCTATGCAGGTCTTTAAGTCCTATCCACATTGGTTGCGTCTACGCAAATACTTCCTCAAGGATAGAATTAACTCTTGGGTCGAAGAGTTGGATCTAAAGCTTAGGGCTGAAGGTATTAAACAAAACATTATTGCTGCTAATAAAGGAAACTATAATGCTGCTAAATGGTTAGCTGATCGTGGTTGGGAGCAGCAACGAGGGCGACCATCGAAGGCAGAGAAGGAAGGAAAGTTAAAACAAGATGCAGCCTTAATCAATGATGTTGAAAAGGATATGGCACGCATAGGACTGGTGGCCATTAAATGAGTATAGATCTAATTAGGAAGGCTGCTGAGAATGATCTGCTTTCCTTTATCAAGATCATGGCACCACATAGGGTTCTTGGAAGTATACACGAAGATGTAATTGATTGGTGGACTAGGGAGGAGAGGGGAGATCATCAGCTCCTCCTCATGCCACGGGACCATCAGAAGAGTGCCTTGATTGCATATAGAGTCGCGTGGGAGATTACAAAGAATCCTGCTACAACCGTTCTGTATATCTCTGCTACCTCCACCCTCGCAGAGAAGCAGCTCTATTTCATAAAGAACATATTGTCTTCTAAACAGTATAGACGTTACTGGCCTCACATGATACATGAGGAAGAGGGTAAGAGGGAGAAGTGGACTGAACGAGAGATTTGTGTAGATCATCCTAAGAGAAAGGAAGAGGGTATTCGTGATAGTACACTCTTTACTGCAGGATTAACTACTACGATTACCGGACTTCACTTCAACATCGCAGTACTAGATGACGTAGTTATTAAGGAGAATGCATATACTGCTGAGGGACGAAATAAAGTAAAAGAACAATATTCCTTGCTCGCATCCATTGAGACAACGGGAGCACAGGAGTGGATTGTTGGTACTAGATATCATCCCAAGGATCTTTATACAGATCTTATTCAGATGGAAAAGGATGTATACGATAAGGATGGACAACTGGTAGAGAAGGTTCCGGTATATGAGGTATTACAGAAACAGGTAGAAGATATTGGGGACGGTACTGGTGAGTTTCTATGGCCTAGACAGCAGCGTGGTGATGGTAAGTGGTTTGGATTTGATGCTAATATCCTAGCAGGTAAGAGGGCCAAGTATCTTGATAAGACACAATTCAGAGCACAGTACTACAATGATCCCAACGATCCTTCGAATGATTTCATTGATCGTTCTCGCTTCCAGTATTATAATAAGTCTGCTATAGTAAATCATTATGGTGATTGGTTTCATAAGGAATATAAATTAAATGTTTATGCAGCTATCGACTTTGCATTCTCAAAGAGTCGTAGAGCAGACTTCACATCTATCGTAGTGATAGGTATTGATAAGGATAAGTCAGTTTACATTTTAGATATTGCTAGATTTAAAACCGATAAGATTAGCGAGTACTTTAGACAAATCAGAGATCTTCATATTAAGTGGGGATTCAGAAAGTTAAGGGCTGAGACTAGTGTAGCTCAGAAGGTTATTGTTAGAGAGCTAAAGGATTATATACAGAAGGATGGTCTATATTTAAGTGTGGACGAAAATAGTCCTACACGACACAATGGATCTAAAGAAGAAAGAATAGCAGCAATCTTGGAACCACGGTATGATAATCTCGGCATTTGGCACTATAAGGGAGGTAACTGTGAGATCCTTGAGGAAGAACTTATTCTTGCTCATCCTCCTCATGATGATATTAAAGATGCTCTTGCTGCTGTGGTAGAGATTGCAATACCTCCTATCAGTCGTGGTGCTAATATTAAACAAGAGAAGCGTGTTTCCTTTCATCCTAAATTTGGTGGAGCTTATTAATGTCAGGTAAAGTTGCAGAGATTAAGAAGATTAATAGTGATGCACATGCACTAGCTACAAGTATTGCTGGTATGTGGGATCGCTTCTCTGGTGATAGGACTGAGTGGTATAAGGAAGTAAAGGAGCGGCGTAACTATATCTTTGCCACTGATACGACTAAAACAACTAACTCATCCCTCCCTTGGAGAAATAAAACTACGATTCCCAAGCTCTGTCAGATTCGTGATAATCTACATGCGAACTATATGGCAGCACTCTTCCCAAATGATAACTGGTTGAAGTGGGAAGCATATACCCTAGACTCTGCGATGAAGCAGAAGGCTAAGAACATTGAAGCATATATGCAGAACAAGGTTCGTATCTCTGATTTTAAAGATACCGTGTCTAAGCTGGTATATGATTACATTGATACTGGCAATGCCTTTGGAGATGTGGATTTTATTTCTGAGTATGCAGTAGATGAAGAGAGCGGAGAGAAGTATGCAACATACGTTGGCCCTAAGCTGCTTAGAATAGCTCCTGTTGATGTTGTATTCAATCCTCTATCATCTAGCTTTAAAGATTCATACAAGGTCGTACGGTACATTAAAACGCTTGGAGAGCTGTATCAGGAAGCACAGATTAAACCTGAGTTTAAGTTTAACGTGGACATTATCAAGCTTGCTAAGGATAAGCGGCTGCAACTCTCTCAGTACTCTGAAGCAGACTTAGCTAAGGCGGAGGCATATGCAATAGATGGTTTTGGGTCTCTGCTTAACTACTACAACTCTGACTATGTAGAGATCCTAGAGTTTGATGGCTCTATCTATGATTCAGATGCAGGAGAATTCTTAGACAATGTAACGATCACTGTAATAGATCGTAAATATGTTATACGTAATATTCAGAATCCTACTTACTTTCGCAAGAGTCCGAAGGAGCAGGTAGGTTGGCGATACCGTCCCGACAATCTGTATGCTATGGGACCACTGGATAATCTTGTGGGACTACAGTATCGTATTGACCATTTGGAAAATATGAAGGCCGATGCGATGGATCTTAATATTCTCCCGCCTATGAAGATTAGAGGTAATGTAGAAGCATTTGAGTGGGGGCCATTAGTTGAGATTCATGTAGGAGATGATGGTGATGTTGTGCCTATGCCTCCTGCCGCAGCAGCCTTTCAGGTTAATAACGAGATCATGATGCTGATGAATCTCATGGAGGAAATGGCAGGCGCACCTCGACAAGCATTGGGTATACGTACTCCTGGAGAGAAGACAGCCTTTGAGATTCAAACGCTAGAGAATAATGCACAGCGTACCTTTATGGCTAAGATTATTCAGTTCGAGGAATTCCTCGAAAAACTATTGAATAGTATGCTTGAGAGTGCTCGGCGTAATCTGGATGTACAGGATACTATCAAGACTATGGATACCGATTTGGGTATCGAAGTGTTCATTGATATTACAAAAGAGGATATTACTGGTAAGGGTAAGTTGAGACCCATTGGTGCAAGACACTTTGCTATGCAAGCACAGTTGATGCAGTCTCTGATTGGTTTGAGTAATAGCAATGTATGGTCCAAGGTTCAGCAGCACTTTAGTGGAGAAGGTATGGCTAAGTTGCTGGAAGATTCACTGAACATTTCCAGGTATGATGTGGTTAAATCTAATGTATTCCTCTTTGAACAAGCCGAGACTCAGAAGATTATGAATAGCTTGCAAGGAGATGTACAAGAAACGGAGGCTATGCCAATCCCCGCATGAACATGCAATTCTTAAAGTATGCTGAAGATAAGAAGGAGAAGGAAGAGATAATATTCTTACTAAGCTCTTCAACCAAAGTATTCACCATTCTTCATAAACTATTAGAGGAGCAAATAGAAAGTACAGAGAAACAAACTCTGTCGTGGAAGCGGTACTTTATGCCAAGATGGTCTGAATACCAAGCAGATCAGGTTGGATACAAACGGGCATTAAGATATGTCCAAACATTAATTAAGGAGAAGTAAATATGTCAGAGGGAAATGATGGCACCACCATCTTTCAGAACGAACCTGTAGCAACTACCATTGCTGCAACAATCCCTGAGACTACAAGCACTGGCCTAATCTTACCGGAGGAAGTCAAGAGTTTTGTTGGTGAAGGGAAGAAGTATGCAACCGTTGAAGATGCCCTAAAATCTGTTCCTCATGCACAGAAGTACATTGACGATCAGAAGGCAACACTTACTGCAAAGGAAGCTGAAGTCGAGCATCTAAAAGAAGAACTGGCTAAGAGGAAAGCAATGGAAGAGTACTTGGCAGAACTAAAGAATCAGCAGGTGCAGACTTCCAATAGTTCAGTTGCTCCTCCCGTAGATCTTGATTCTTTAGTAGAACGTAAGTTGCATGAAATGAGTGAGACTCAAAAAGTAAGGGATAACCTTCTAGCTGTTGATACGGCTATGAAGAAACAGTACGGTGAAAAAGCTAAGGAGGTCTTTTCTGTTAAGGCACAGGAGCTGGGTGTCTCGGTGGATTATCTCACTAAGCTGGCTGGTACTTCCCCAACTGCTTTCTATAAGATGTTTGATCTTAAGGCATTGGAGAGTAGGGGCGTTCACACCTCACAGTCAATTAACTCAGAGGGATTGATCTCACAAAATCCTTCTGCCACTTCCGCACGAATCAATAAGATTGGTGCTACTTCAGAAGATATGGTTTCTGCATGGAGAAATGCGAAACCTAAAGAAAATTAAGGAGAATTAAATTATGGCTCAGACTACCACTAACACTCCTCATTTTATCGAGGCACAGCAGTATTCACAGTTTATCTTGGAGAACCTTCAGGATGGTTTGCTGCCCCAGGCAGTGTATCGTAATGTAAGCGACTTCCCGGCAGGCACTACCCTGAATATTAAAACGGTAGGTTCTACCACCATTCAGGAAGTTGCTGAAGATACTGCTATCACCTATAACCCCATTGATACGGGTAATGTAACTCTGGCTATTACTGACTATGTGGGGGATGCTTGGTATGTTACTGATGTATTGCGTCAGGATGGTGCTCAGATTGATACCCTACATTCTATGCGTGGTATGGAGTCTACCCGTGCTATTCAGGAATACTTTGAGACTCGTATGTTTGCCGCCGCTAATGCCGCTCAGACTGCTGCTGGTCTTAACTTGGTGAATGGTCGTCCTCATCGTTTTGTAGCTGATGCTGCTGCAGATAATACCTACAAGATGAGTGTTGATTATTTCATTGCAATGAAGCTGGCATTCGATAAGGCTAATGTTCCTATGGCTGGCCGTATTGCTATTGTAGATCCTCTGGTAGAGGCTACTCTGAATAAGCTGACCACTCTCACTGCTACTTCTTTGGATCGTAGCCCGAAGTTCCAGAGTATCTTGGAGAATGGTTTTGTTCAGGAGCATAGCTTCATGTTCAATCTGTTTGGCTTTGATGTTTGGACTTCCAACCGTCTCCCGGCTATCACTGCTGCTGAGGCTATTGATGCTTCTGCTTATGGTATTGGTGCTGCTGAGACTGCTCCTATCGGCTCTAAGGCTAACCTGTTCATGTGTGTAGCAGACGATAGCACCAAGCCTATGATGGCAGCTTGGCGGCAACAGCCGATGGTTGAGTCTGAAAGAAACAAAGATAAGGGTCGTGATGAGTTTGTAACCCGTGCTCGGTGGGGCGTTGGTGCTCAGCGTGTCGATACGCTTGGTGTTGTTCTCACTTCTGCATCTAACTGGTAATAGGAGGAATTAATTATGGGATTTGAATATAATACTAATGGCTTGGGTACTATGGCTCACTATGGTACTGTAGTGCTTGATGCTGGTGCTGGTGCTGCAAAGGTTGAGGGCACTCGCTATGAGATTCGTAAGAAGTTGGTACTGAAGGATCTCCCGGCTTCTATCACCGCTGATAACTGTTTTATTCCACAAGCTACCCTGCCTGCTGGTGCCGCAGTAGAGAGTGCTAAGTTCTATATCACTGAGGATGCAACGTCTACTGGACTTGCTACTCTGACGATTGGTACTTACTATAACAATGCTGGTAGTATCGCAACCCTGGATGCTGCGGGTATTGATGCAACCGTAGCTCTCACTGCACTGCAGAAAGCTGATTCTGTCCTGGCATGTGACGGCGCGCATGTTGCTGGTCCTCTCCTGCCCACCACTGCTGACGAATACTACATTGCAGCTATTTATGCAACTGAGGTATTCTCTGCTGGTGAAGGTGAGTTGGTAGTAACGTATGTAATGCCCGTTGGTAACGTATAATTAAACTGAGTGGAGGGAGCGGGTATTAACCTGCCCCTCCCTCTTACTCAATAAGGTTTAATAGATGAGTATAGAACATAAAAATAGTGTTGACCCAAACATCCACGTACCTAGAGGTTTCTCTACAGCATCCCCCCTACAGTTCATTAGGAAGAATGCTGGTGGCACCGATATTGAGTGGGTAGATCACAGTCCTGCCTATGGTTGCATGTATGCTACCTCTACGACTACCACTGGTGTAGATGGTACTTGGAGACCAATCAATGTTGCAACGCTTGGTGGGGCTATTGCGTGGACCACACAGACAAACTCTAATATCACGCCGAACACTACGTCTGGTTTCTATGAAGCAGATATCTCTGCTACCTACATGATTGGTGCAGCAATCTCCCTATCAGGTGCAATCGTTGCAGTCAATGAGTTTCAGTTCACTATTGGCATGGAAGTAGCTCCCTCCTATCCAAGTATTGTGGAGAAGAGTTCTGTGGTAACGGTATATAGAACCATTACCTCTGCAGATAAAGGGTCTGTTGCAATGATGTGTCAGCCCACCCTAGCTCAAGGAGATCGTATCTACCTTATGGTTCGTAGAAATAGTGGGAGTGATCAGGTTGTATTCAATCATATTAACTTTATTATCACTAAGGTCTCCTAATGCCTCGTCTAACCTTGCTTGAAATCGTACAAGATATCCTAAACGATATGGAATCTGATGAGGTCAACTCTATTAACGATACGGTTGAAGCTCAGCAGGTTGTATCTATTATCCATAATACATATAATGAGATAATTGACTCTCGGTTATGGCCTACAACGTATTCGATTAGGCAGTTGACCTCCCTCTCGGCATTGATACGTCCTACTCATTTGTTGATGGATGATACTATAGATATCATTGATTGGATCAAGTATGATAAAAAGAAGGTAGCAACAGATAAGGCACAGTATGAGCTGGTGTCGTATAAAGAACCTAATGAATTTTTAAATCTAGTTCTTGCGAGAGATTCAACGTCTAGTTCAATCTCTACGATCTTGGATATTAACAACACCCCACTCTTTATTAAGAATGACTGTGCTCCTACCTATTGGACTTCCTTTGACGATAAGTATATCATCTTTGATTCATATGATAGCGGCATAGACACCACAATTCAGTCGAGTAAGACAATGGCTTCTGTATCCTTAGAACCACCTTTCTTAAAGACTGATACTTTTATCCCTGATCTACCGTCTAAAGCATTCTCGTATCTTACTGCTGAATCCAAGAGTTCATGCTTTGAGAAATTAAAACAAGCTCCTTCTGCTAAAGAAGAACAGAAGAGTAGACGACAGCGTATCTTCTTATCACAAGAGAAATGGAGAAAGAATCGTGGCATTAAGTATCAAGGATTTGGACGTAAGTAAGTTTACAGATGCACTAAAACGCTTATACATTGATAGTACCTCCCGTGGAATGTATGAGATTAAGTTACAGGGTGGTGGGGAAGTTCCTGATATCTTGAAGGGTAGCTTTACCTCATACCAAAAAGCAGATGAATGGCTTTACTTTCACTTATTGAAGAAGACTACAATCCCTGACAATACGGAAAAGCAAAAGAATGGCACAAGCAAGCGGTCTAAAAACATATAATACATTTGTTCGTGGTATTATTACAGAGGCAGGACCATTAACTTTTCCAGAGAATGCCTCCATAGGTGAGGATAACTTTGTTTTAAACCATGATGGCTCTAGGCAGAGACGTTTAGGACTCGACTATGAGGATAACTATCAGCTTCTTGATACTGGTGTAACTAAAGCCAGTGCAGCACAGTATGCTATCTCATCCCATCATTGGAGCAATGTAGCTGATAATGTTAATATCTCGTTCAGTGTAATTCAGTTTGGATATACGCTCTACATCTTTGACTCTTCTAAGATTGATATCACCAGTAACTTTATTGGGTCTGTGGATTTCAGCACACAACAAAGTACATATTCCACAACTATTGGTGAAGCTCGTATTCAAACGGCGTATGGTGCTGGTATCTTCCTAATCACCAGTAAGGAGATTGAACCATTCTATCTTTCATACGATGCGGATACTGATACCTTTCAGATCAATCAAATTGATTTAAAGATTAGAGATTTCTTCGGATTAAAGGAAACTGTAGATGTTGGTAATCGTCCCACAACCTTAACCACTACTCATAAGTATAATCTTTATAATCAAGGCTGGCCTACGACCACCTATGCTGGTCACATTAATGAGGCGGGTACAGTTGTAACTGCCCCTGCAATTCGAGACCCTATTGCCCAAACGTATACCACTATGGGCTACTATCCTTCGAATGCTGATATGATTAGTTCAGCTCGAAAGGATACCACTGCTGGTGGAAGTACCTACATCAGGTACTATGAACCAGATCTTCTTGCGAAGTTTGACTTCGGCAATACCCCAGCTGCTTCTGGACACTTTATCCTAGATGCATTTAATAGGAGTGCCTCCCGTGCCAGTGAAAGTGGGGTAGTTATTAGTGGGTCTGATTATGAACAGGGGAGACCTCAGACTACTGCCTTCTTTGCTGGGCGTGCCTTCTATTCTGGCATTGAGTCTAACTCTGTGACTTCTGGCGATCATAAGAAGATTAGCTATAGTGGCTTTATCTTCTTCTCTAAGATTATACAAGACTTAGATGATCTTGGAAAGTGTTACCAAGAGGCTGATCCTACTTCAGAAGATATCTCAGATGTATTAGCAACAGATGGTGGGACCATTCATATACCCAATGCTGGTAGGATTCTGAAGCTGGTACCTAGACAGAACACTCTCATTGTTATTGCTGATAATGGTGTATGGACTATCTCTGGTGGTGAGTTTGGATTTAGAGCTACGGAGTTTCAGGTTAGCCGAGTAACCAACATCGGTGCTATCTCTGATTCGTCTATCATCAGTGCTGAGGGTAATATTGTTTATTGGGGTGAGGGTGGGATCTATGCCTTGGCAGCAGATCAGGTATCCCTACAGCTATCTGCGGCTAACCTATCAGAGGGAACTATTCAAACCCTCTACAATAGTATTAGTAACACAGCTAAGATCTATTGTACATCTACCTTTAACCCATCTACACGTGAGTTACGGTGGTTATACAATGATACAGACGAGTATGATGGTTCTTCCTATCGACCCATATATAATCGAGAGTTGATCTATGATTCATATCTGAAAGCCTTCTCCTCAAATACCATCGCTGTGACTAATCCTCAGATTGCAGGGTATGTAGAAACAACGCTGTATAAGAGCGAGGTATCTGTTCAAGATGTTGTTATCGAAGGAGACCCTGTAGTAATTGGGGCAGATCAGGTTACGATATCTACACTTATTTCTGTTGGTGATAGGGTAAAGACTAAGTATTTAACCCTAGTGGATAATGGTACGATCCACGGAGTTATCTCTGAATTTAAGAATACTAATTTCCTTGATTGGTATTCGTATGATTCTGTTGGACAGGACTATACCTCTTACCTAATTACTGGATATGAGTTAGCTGGTGAAGCTGCTATGAAGAAGCAGACTCCATATCTGATAACCTATTTTAAACGAACAGAAGATGGATTCACAGTTGATAATGAAGCAACACATCCATCCTCTTGTCTTGTACAGGCCAGATGGAATTTTAGTGATAGCACAGCTAGTGGGCAGTGGGGTCCATACTTCCAAGCGTACAGATTACGAAGAAATTATATCACTACTGGAACATCAACCAGTTTCGATTATGGATATAACACAATAATCACTAAGAGTAAGTTGCGAGGATCTGGTCATTCCTTATCCATCCTATTCACATCTGAGACTGGTAAAGATCTACATCTATATGGTTGGACACTACCATTCATAGGACGCACCAATGTATGATAATCCTAATTCTAAGGTAATCTATCAGACTGATGCATGGAGCTTAAAGCTAGAGCATAATAAGGAATTAAATCTCTTCCTTATTCACCACTACATACATAAGTGGTCTCATACCCTATTGAAGCAAGCACTACATGATTGGGAAGTCATTCGTTCTGTTCTCTTTGCATTAGGAATACAAGAGATTTATACCCCAGGTATGAATGCAAAGTATGCACACCTATTTGGTTTTAAGGAAACAGGAATTAAGATCTATTATGCTAATGGGAATGTAGAGGAGTTATTAAAATGGGAGATGCAATAGGTGGTATTGTTGGAGCAGTTCTTGGCGTGGCGGGTGCTGCTGCATTTGGACCCGCTGGTGGATTCTTAGGCACTACCTTTGCTGCTACTGCTGGTGGTGCAGGTCTTGGAATCACCGCAGGTACCACACTGTATGATGCCCCCCGTGCAGCAGAGAGGGCTTCTGAGGCTTCACAGGCACAGTACTTTGAGCAACAGAAAGTACAGGCAGCACAGCAGAGACTGAGTGAAGCTCAGAATATTAGAGGTAGGTTGGCTCAGGTACGAGGGGCTAGACAACAGAGAGCATCTAATCTTGTTAGAGCCATCAATGTTGGTGGTGCTGAGGGTACACAGATGAGTTCTTTCTCCCCCGCTATGGGTCAGATCTCATCTACTCAATCGCAGGTTGGTGGTAATATTGGTTATATCGATGCTATTGAAAGTATGGGCAAGGATATCTTTGGGTTCAATCAAGCTGCTAGCGGGTATCGTATTCAAGAGGTTGAGGCTATTATGTCTGATCTAATCATGGCTAAAACTGTTGGTGGGTTAGGCTCTACGATTTTTAGCATGAGTGGTGGCTTTGGTGAGCTATTTAGTAAGTCACCAGACGTTCCAGCAGGTAGCTCATCCTCCTCATCTCCATCTTCTAGTGATCTAATGGGCTCAGTTTCCTTCTATACAGGTAATTCAGGATACTAATAATGACGGATAATTTTTTGGATGATCAGCTATCCACTGCATCGGCGGCTACTGATACCTTTCTTCAAGAACAGATCAAAGGTATGGACTTCACTTCAGCCAATGAGATAGCTACGGCTACTGTTGGGCTGACTGGTGGAGATAATTTTGCATCACAACATGACAACATTGTAAATGAGTTGGTATCTTCTGGATCTTCTACGAGTGTTGGGCTGACTGGTGGAGATAATCTTGCATCACAACATGACAACATTGTAAATGAGTTGGTATCTTCTGGATCTTCTACGAGTGTTGACGCATTAAGACAAACTATTCGTACTAGTAAGCAGGATGCATTGCAGCAATCTATCACCTCTAAATTGGTAGATGTTGATACTCCTCTTGAAGAGAAGAATAGACTGACACAACTTCTAAGTGCTGCACATGAAGAACAGATTTATTCAAATGTTAATCTTGAGCGGGAGATGCTTCAGACTTATTCAACTAATGAAGTAGCTATGGCTAAGACTCAACGTGATGCTGAAGTAGCAGCCATGTGGAGTACTGATATTGATACCTATGCAGATAATAATAGTAAGATTAACCTATCTGTAGAAGAGGCTCAGAATCAAATCGCTATGGGTACAACTAACCTGAGTGTATTTGGAGATGTGCTAAAGGTTCTAATTCCCTTAGAGTATGGGATCTTTGCTAAGGAGATAGCAGATAAGTTTTTTAATACCAACACAGGTGTGCTTAAGGTACTTGCTCCTGGCGAGTATAGAGCTAAGTTTCAAACGCACTTCGACTCACTTCCCCCTGAGAAGCAACTCTCCGAAGTCCAGAGATTCTTAGAGGTTGTGCAGAACTCTGAGGGATTCTTTGGTAGTAATGCCATTGAGAAGATTAACCTCATTGAGGGAGCTTTGAATGGTTTTATCGGAGATAGAAACCCTACTGACTTTAAGTGGGGTAGGCTCTTTGAGAACATCTTCGGCATTGTTGATGCAGCTTATGTTGGTAAGGTACTGAAGAATGGTGTACGTGGTATGTTTAATGCAGCTAGAACATCTGGAACACTGGCCAAGCTAGAACCAGTTGCGCCTAAACTAGCGGAACCACTGGTAGCACAGACCATTACCTCTCCTGAAGTTGCAGCTAAGGTTGGTGTTACCCCTGAATCTTCGTATATCTCTCACCTCTTAACAGCTACCGATGATACTGTTGTAACTAAGATCACCTCAGATACAAAGACGATACAAGCCTTACAGAATAATAAAGAAGCGTTTGAAAGTGCAGAAGAACTCTTTGCTAATCAAAACTCTACCTATGCTTTCACTACCCCTGCTGTAAAGAATCAACAGCTTGAAAGACTGATAGATGGTTTATCAGATATTAAGGAAGCAACTCTTTATACAAACTATACAGTAGCTGGTGATCCTGTGTATAAGGTAGGTGCCGATGGTGCTGTATTCCAAGGTATCTATGGCAATGCTGATAGGGGCTATTCTTCTTGGGCTGAGGCAGTAGGTATTTCTAAAAGAAACTTTCCCAACGATACGGCTAAAGTACTTGTAGCCTCTCCTGAAACTGGTGGAGTTATAAAGTATTTGGATGAAGTCCCATCCATTACTAAGGGTGAATACTTCTTTGAGATTAAGAGAAGCACATATTGGGATGAGTTGCCAGAGGTCTTTGAGCTTGGTCGTGTGACTCAGCTTGGTGGCATGACTAATCATATCCTGGACTATCAGACTATTCTCTCCCGTAGGGCATTGGATGTAGTTAATGTAATGCTCGATAAGGGTGATCTGGCACGCAATAAGTTGTTTCATATCTTTAAACCTGTTAATAAGTTTGTAGAAAAAGATGAGAAACACTTGCATGCATTGGTGCAAGCACTCTCCGACACTACGGAGAAGGGAAGGTTGTCTTCCTCTCAGCTGAATAGTCTGGGATTAAGCACTGAAGAAGCTCAGAAAGCATACCACAGTTGGCTTGATACCACAGATGTTATGCATATCTTGGATAACTCACGAACCCGTAGTGGGATTATAAGAGATGGCTATACTAAAGAAATCTTTCATGCAGATACTGAGTTCTCTCACTTTGGAAAGGTCTTTGATACCATACCTACAGAAGATATTACAACCGTATACGATCCCATCCATAAGGTATTTAAAAATGTAACAAAGGATGAACTTACTACACTGTATTCAAAGGGTCATAGGGTTGCTAAGACAAAGGATCTGATTGAAAGGGTTGTACGTGGTGAGGGTAAGAGAGCTGCGGCACAGGGCACTAACTATGTTCTGCTAGAAAAGGGTAGTGGCGTATTGGCAAAAGAGCTGCCTTCAACTGTCTTGGGCTATATCCCAGGATGGTTTCGTAAGAATTATACAGATATGTATTTCATTACAGAGACTCTTGAAGATGCTGTTGTTAATGGGAAGAAGGTAGGAAGGACCAGGGTAATCCACAGTGCAGCTAATAAAGGTGATGCTGATAAGGCTGTTGCCAAGCTACGTGAAGCCAATGAAGATGGTGTTAAATATGATTGGCAGCACGATAGAAAGCTCACAAACGAGCAGAGAGAGTTCTATCAACACTCCCTTAACTCTGAACGTGGCACCTATCTACGGCATCGTGGTAAGGGTTTAAGCTCTGTTGACAGTCTCCTTGGGAATGAGCATGGGATTGAGAAGATTGCTTCTGATATCCAGCATCCTATGAAGGCAATGGAGACCAGCATCCTTACCACCTCTAGGCTGGGAATGCATGATAAGGGTATGTCATTCCTGAAGTCTGGTTGGGAGAATCAATTCGGAGAATTTGCACCTAATGGTAAGTTCCCACTACATGAGGGCTTTATCCAAGGCCCACTCTCTACCAAGTTTAAACAAGCTAAGGCTGCATATAGGACTATTGATAGGCTGGACGCTGTACAGGATAAGGTTGGTGCTGCAGTACGTAGGTCTATGGTAGCTCTGTCTGAGAAGATGAGCGATTGGGGATTTCCAAAGATCTCTGAAGCTGCTCTGTCAGCTAAGGATATCAACCTTCCAGCTACTGCTAGGAGTGTAAACTTCTTTCGGCTTATTGCAGCAGAACCAATCAAACAGTGGATCACTCAGACCTCTCAGATCCTGTTCACGGCTGGGATAGCACCTAAGTACTTCCTAACCTCTATGGCTAGGGAGATGAGTGCTGCACACTTTGGACTATTGCTGAAGAATATGCCAGAGAAGAGCTTACTACGGCATACCCCAGGTCTTAGCATGGGTACGTTAGCTAAGCACTTTGGTACTTCTGAGAAAGAATTTGTTGCTGTCTTAGACTCTATTGAAAAGAGTGGTATCCTGTATGTAGATAGTCATGCCTTCTTAAAGAATGTCTCATATGGAAATCTGAGTGATTTATACAACTCATCTCTTGAGAAGAAAGCAATGGGTATTGTGAATAATCTCAAGAGAGTTAATAAGATGTTCACTAATGCAGGTTTTAATCCTGCAGAGAAAATGAATATGCTTGGTCACTGGCTAATTGCAAGGGATAGGGTTGTCAAGAGAAGCCCTGAATTACTTGCAGGTTCCCGTGCATTCACAGATGCTATTGGTGCAGAGGCTAGAGGTATCTCATTGGGTATGAAGCATAGCTTCGCCTATGCAGATAATCAATTCACAGCCCTAGCCACACAGTTCATGAGCTTTCAGCATAAGGCATGGCTTTCCATTGTTGGGAATAATAAATACTTCTCCCCATCGGATAGGGTTGGCCTAGTACTTACACAGAGTCTGTTGTGGGGTACTGCTGGTTTGGGGCTTAAGGGTGCATTTGATAAGCTAGTAGCTAAGAATGGGGTGGACAAGGATCAACAGACCCAAATGATTAAGGAGGCTATTGAGGTTGCACAGTCAGGACTCTTCGACAAGATGATCTCTACCCTGCTAGACAAGGCTGGCCTTGACGATATTAAGGTCGATTGGGCAGGTAAGTTCTCGGTGTTCAATGTGCAACAGAATAACCTTGTTAAGACAGCCCTAGCGATCTTTGGTGGAGAGAAACAAATAGGTCTTGATATCTTCTTTGGTCCGACAGCAGGTACGGGCGCAGCTATTCAAGACATGTTTGGGACTATGGCACTACTATATCAGACACATGATATGGATGATGAGTCATTCTGGACCTCTCAGATTAAGAATACGTTCTCAATACTTCCTGTAGTCTCACGACAGTTACAGTGGCAAGTAGCACGTAATACGGGACTGCTTCCCAATGCTAAGGGTACTTACTTTAACAAGGTAACACAGCGAGAAGCAGCCCTATTTGCACTAACTGGTTTGGGTAACGAAGAGAGAACAGCATACTTTGATATCATGGATCTTACCACTGGTGGGTATAAGAAGAGTATGGAGAGCGATGCTAAGACAATCTATGAGAGACTGTCTAAGGATGCCATTCTCTTGAATGCAGGGGATCTTACCCCAGATCTTTACCAGATCTATGATAAGAAGTTAAAGGCTTCCTTGCAGTATGTTGGTACTGTGCTTAGCAAAGCTGATCCATTCTATAGGGTAGGTATTGAAAAGGAGTTGGGTAAGCTGATTAAGCGAGACCCTAAGCTTGGGAAGGATTCATTCCTTTACAATATGAGTAAGTTCTACAGTAATTTTACACAGGATGGGGCACAGAGTTTGTATCAGCTCCAATACATAAAGAATAAGTCTGATGAACTGCAGTTAGATGCCAAGGAAAGACAGGCTATTGATAGTATCATAACCTACTACAAGGAAAGTCTTGAGGCTTTCTCACATACCAATGTACCACAGGAGAATGAATAATGGCGGATCTTTACACGGCAAATATTACAGACCCTAAACTCTCTGCGTATGGTGGTGCAGTACTAGAGGCACCTCGGCAGGACGCAAGTACACAGATGCTTGTAAGTGGGATTGGTTCATTGGGCATCGAAGCATTTAAGGGCGAGAAGGAAGCAGATTTGGCATATGACCTAACATCCTTAGAGAAGCAGACACAGAATGCAAATGAGGTCTTGTTTGAGGGTGGGGAAACTAACGTAGCTTTATCTAAGTTCAGTGATAAGATGAAGAACCTGGATGCTGGTATCTTTTCAGGCTCTCTATCTCCATCTGAGTATAAGATTAAGCGAGAGTTAATTCTCAAAGAGCATACGAAGAATATGCCTGGATTAGCTGCAGACTTTCAACAGGTATATAAGAGTACTGGTGAGGATAGGACAGCTGAGCAGTTCTCCATGAGAAAGCAGATGGATGCTGCTGCTGCAGAGCAAGCTAAGAGTGCAGCTATAGCCTGGAATAAGGTCATTGATGATGCTGTAGATCTTGGTGGTAATAGGATGCTTCTAACTATAGGTTCTGAGGAACAGAAAGCCTATGAGTTGCATAAGTATCAGATTAGAAATGCAGATAATGCAAACTATATGAGCTTAGAGCGTCTTAACAAGATGTCTGCCCAGGAAAAAGTACGTGTAGGTTTTGGATTATCACAAGACCTAGCACGTTCTGTAATTCCTACGCATCTTGGTGGCTCTGTTAACTTTGTCAATGGCTTGGGTAAGAAGTATGCACCTAACGTAGTCTTTCAGGCTGATCCAGCTGAGACTAATGAGGTTAATGCGGCACGGTATCTGGCCCAAGTATCAGGAGATATGACACCTGAACAGCGTATTGCTATGAAACAGGAGCTACATGCTGGTAAGACCTCTGCTCTATCCACTATCGATTCTCTCTTTGTTAATATAACCGTACCTCCTGAAGATCATAAGAATACTACGTCTGTAGTTGGTAGTAGATGGGACTTATGGGATAGCTTGATTGATGATCCTTCGAGGGCTAAGATGCTAGAGGACCAGTTGAAGCTAGAGACTGCTGCTAATCAGCTACAGTTTCGTAGAGGGCACCCTGAGTTAGCTTATCAGGCTGATGCTATGGCTACCATGCCTAGGGATTTGTTTAATAATCTGTATGGGGCACAACTAACTCAGCCTATGGCGAATACTGCATATAAGGCTATTACAAACGATGTGAAGGTAGCTGGTAAGAATGCTTTACTTGTACCAGCAGGTACCCCAATCCATAAAGAGATAGCACAGCTAGACCCTGATAAGAAAGCAGGGGTATTGCATGGTAACTTGGTTGATCTGAATACTGCTCTATCTGGTGACATGCGTAATCCTAAGTTTACTAAGACTGTTCTCAACTCTGTTCAGGCTTACTCAGATCTGCCTAGTGATCCAAACATGCTGAATATGAAGGAGGTAGATGCGTACTTAAAACTCCTTTCTAATCCCAACATGCCTGTCCTTCTGGCAAAAGATCCTGAGTTTGGGGATAAGCTCTTTACGAATATCTCTACGATCTTGGAGAAGAAGATTAAGCCATACATTGCGGAGAATGTCAAAGAGTATATTACCCCAGATACAAGGGTTGTTGAGGTTGGAGATAGGATTGCCTTTGAGGGGAAGAATGCTGCGAAGTTAAACAAGTTGGCAGGGGTACTCAATAACATTCCTGATAGCCTGAGACACCTTGGAGGCATGCAGGATACTTCTACAGTAGAGCTACGCAAGGCTTTGAAGCAGGATGTAACTACCATCATTGAGGATATGAGACAACCAGTGACTATGCCAGAGAAGGCTAGTACATGGTTCTCTAATTTCTTAGATGTTGTTAGCCCCGATGTTGGTGCGGATTACTCACGTGTAGGGAGGGGCGATGCATTGCCAATCTCTAAACAACCTGAACCAGCTACACTTCCATTAGGTGTGACAGAAAAGCAGGGGGTCTATTATAAGGACGGACAAATTATAGGAGAAAAGGGATTGGAATCCCCACTAATTGAACCAACTGATATCTTTGGTATTGGGGCTATAGCTGCTATGCCATTACGTTCATTGGCAACTAAAGTGGTTGGTAAGACACTGGCAAAGGAAGTAGATCAGAAGATCCTAGAAAGGATGCCAGATGTATTTAAGAAAGCTGTCTTTGAGGCAAGCAATACCCCTGCTTTTAAAGGAGCCATACGACCTGACATGCTCTCAACTGAAGCACGTGATCTCTTAAAAGAAAAGGTTATTAAAAATCTGGATGGATTGATTGATGATGTAGGGCTTGATGTAATGTCGGCAGAAGAGAAAAAGTTTATTAATTTCTTTAAGGATGGGTTGGTTAAGAAGAGTAAGCAGGAAGAAGTACTGGTACAGCTGAGAGATATGGCTGATGCTGATCCAGGTGCTTTTAGTGGGATGTATGATCTCTTTAGAACTCTTGGTGCTAAGTGATGGTAACAGCCGAGGATACTTTGCGCATAGAAAATAAACTAGATGATCTGCATCAAGCTATACATGGGTTGGTTGTTAACTATCAGCAGATGGTTATGAATCAATCACTAATGCAGCAGGAGTTAGCTGCCCTATCAAAGACACTTCATAAGTTAGAGGAGGTTGATAAGGCACTACTCACCTGTAAGGGAGATTGTAATGGGAAAGCAAACTTACTCAAAAAAGATATTGAAACCGCTGAAGACGACATAAAAGATCTGCAGAATAAGATTCGATTCAGAGATAAGATTATAATTGGCCTAACCATTACCGTATTCCTACGTATGTTTCTCTATTTTCTTATAGGAGTTAAATGATGATTCCAGTACTTGATATAGTGGCTTCACTTGGTGGACTTATAGTACCCCCAGTCTTTGACTTTATTAAAAAGAAGTTCATTAAGACTGAGAATGATACAGTTGAGAGAACCATTGGATCTCTAGCGACTACGAAGCCTGAAGTACTGGCAGATTATGTCAATGCTCTAACAGGTGCTAAGGATGCTGAGGTACGCTTCTTCAATAGAGATGTCGTAGGAGCACCATCCCTTTGGGTTATTAACCTCAGGGCATCTATACGTCCAATCACAGTGGCTACAGGATTACTATGCTTTGTAGCTCTCGGTGTAGCACCAGAGTATGTGTCAATTCCACCAGATATCCGATACTTCTTTGAAGTTAATATCAGTTCATGGTTTGGTTCTAAACTTAAGGAGTAATTGTGAGATGAAGTACAAAGGAGGGCGTATCCCTATTGGTAAGAGTACTAGGTGGATTAATCCAAAGACTCTTTATAAGAGGAAACGTGAAGAGAAGGGCTGGATGAATGAACATGAGGTGAGGTATGGTGAAGAAGAAGGGGAAAGGGAAGGGATGTTAAGACAATAAGAAATAGGAGAGCCTCTAGAACTTTGAGACTCTCCTATTTTTGTTTATACTTCTACCATATCAGTATACTTCTTAACTGCTTTCTCTACAGTACCTTTGCCTAGTGGGGTATTGTATACCAACTTCCAGTAGGTTGCCAATGCCTCCTTGTTATTAGGTGGGAGTGGATGAGATGAACGGAGATACTTGATACGTGCCATAGCAATAGCATAAACAAAGTTCCACTTCAACTCCTCACTACCTAGTTTTGTATCCTCAGCCCTATACCCATTGATCTTATCCTTCAACTGTGGCTTATAGGTTAGATAATTTTTCCAGATATCATACTCAGTGTTTGGTTCCATCTGAAAGATACCTTGCGCTGGTCCCCTAACCTGTTCCAGATACGTACCAAGATTGCTCTCTACAGCGGCTGTAAGCATCAGTAGGTTCACAGCAGTATCAGAGTATGGTACCTCTGGCTCCATGTCCTTAAGAACTCTTACGATCAATCCTTTGAGCTGCACATTGTCAATCATAGCGTCTTCTCCTTGATTAACTACATTGTAATTAAGAAGGATAGTGAGTGTCAGTAGTAGCACACCCACATACCTCCTAACCCTCTTCATTATCCCTACTCACAGTCTCATACCAATTACCAATAACCACCCATCCAGCAATCATAGCCGAGTAGATAAGGCAAGCTATCCCCCCAACAAGGATGAACGGCACTGCTAGAAAATCTACTAATCGTTTAAGATATATCATATATCACACTTCCCTCCTGAGCAAGCATACTCTTGAGTTCCTGTAGTTGTATCTTCCTTTTCGTACTCTGTGAGTATAGACCAGTCAATCTCTGCAGGAAAGGTAGATAGAAGTTCTTCATATTTCTCCTCATTAATCTCTGTGTATGGTGCATTCTCATACACATTATCCATATGTGGAAAGAAGGAGAGACCGCCAATGCTATCAAAGTTTTCCCATACCCATTGTCCTACCTCAAGGAAGGAATCATCCGTATAGTAAATAGTCTGGGATGGATTGTGATCACACCAATGATCTGCATAAATCTTCCACAGTTTCAACTGTTGTAAGGAGGACATATCCTTTGCTACTACAGAATGTGATGGACTCTTGATGGGGAATCTGAAGTAGTAGTTGTACTGGTCTTGGCTGTATGGGACCCCTTGATCCGAAAGCATGAGGCCAATAGGGTCATACTTATCGGTACGAACTGTACGCACATAAGTACTAAAAAGCCTAGGATGGATACCGCTACTACAATCAACGAGCTGAGATACCGTACCAGATGGCTTACGTATTGTTCAGATAAGGTCGTTACTCTTATCCCGTTTTAGTAGGCGATAGTAATGTGTTTTGCTAATATTAAACTTAAGGTGTGCGTCTTTAAAGGAATACTTGGTCACTTCAGAGGGATACCGTCCATACATATCCCATCTAAGTTTACCGTATTTTCCACATAAAGCCTTAGTTTCTTCTGTATGTCGCTTCCCTAGAAAAGGTTTTCCACCGATTCTTGAAGCAGACAACTTAGCTTTCCGCTCATCCTTCAGATGATTTGGAATCACATCTCCACCATCACCACCAGCGGCTAGGTTTAATAGCCTCCGTTTACAACTACGAGCATGTGTGATATGAAATATTTCAGCTTTACAGCAGGACTCACGTGTATCGCATATCTCTATCGTAGTTATAAAGAACGCCTGTTCTCCGTACTTTCGTATGCAATCATATAGAGGAGATTTTATACCCTTACGAGCAGCAGATTTGTGCTAATTAAATCGAGTATTAATATCCTTCTTTGTCATACCTATATAGATTGCATCAGTTAAATCAGAATCAATATAATAAACAGAGAACATACCTACCCTCACTGCTATATGTTTCCATATAGACCAGACTATATCATCATCCAAAGTGGATGCCCTGAACTTCCCCTCACTTGAAGGTACTCTCTTTCGAGATAGTCGTTGAACCTTCATCAGCATACATATAGTATGACATATTTTGTTTAATATGTCAAGCCTTATGTTACTAATGCTTGGCTGCTGATTGTCTTCACCATAATGTGCTAAGAGTTTCCAGCAATTCACAGGGTTTGCAAATATAAATTACTCTATATTGGCGCTAATCACTAACGCAAGTAATGGCAGCAGCAGGATTGATCCCCAAGATTCTTGCCCACTCTTCATTAGTCTCCTTTGCAGTTTGTCGTAAGATAGTTACCCATTCAATCAGCGTCTCTTCACCAGACCTGCCACTCATTATAGGATGATCCATAATTCCTGTCAAGCTCACGCCAAGTAATGCCTCTTCCTCTGTATTCTTTTTCCAGATAGGTCTCAAGTATCTGAAGTCAGTAAGCGTTGCTTGTAGTGTTCCAAGTATCGTAGTAGTTCGTACTTTGACCCTAAGAGTTTCAAGTGTATCCTCGGGTCTGACAATAAGTTCCGTGAGATTACAAAATTGATTAGGCCGAAGTATAATTTCTCCGCAAGGATTAGTACCAAAATCGTAATCCTTTTCTCTACCGATCTTAGCACACTTCTTCTTGAAGGCTTCACGATTAACAACCCCCCTCTCTCCTGCCTTACTCTTATACAGTGTTTCCCACTCCCTCAGAAATGATCTGAAGTCAGGCTTCTCAGTATACGCCACACTATTATTAGCAAGAGCACGTTGCGGAGAGTCGTGATACCACTCACCATACTTAGCAGAACGCATCCTATCATCAGAGAGATTTGATAGCGAGATGCATGCAGATCTCCTAACCCCCCCAACAACAACAGTATCAGCGATATAGCAAACAAGATCATGGCATTCTAAGGAGGTTAGCTTTCTCCCCTTAGCTCCCTTAAAGATCCTAACTGCATTAGCAAACAGCCTATTTAGTGGTTCAGGACCACTAGCCCTACCACCGAAGGTATGTAGTCTACTACCAGCAGGACGTACCTTACTCATGTCCCACTGAGGACACTTGCCAGAATAGAGTAAGGAGATCAACTCCCGTAACGCAGATGCCCATCCAATCTTTGAATCAGCTACCTTAATTGTCGTGTCTGTATCGAACATCTCCTCCGCTACTTCAGGTAGCTTCTGTACGAACTGACGCTCAACTGAAAACCCTACACCCGTACCACACAGTAAGATGTACATCGTCTCATCAAAGGAACGGGGATGGTCGATAGGCATGTATGCACAGTTATACCCAGCCACATGGTCCCTGTCAAGTGCCTTACCTGCACTCATAAGGCAACGCATGCTGGGCATTACTTCCAGATTGGTGATAGAATCTCGAAGGCTTTCCACACGGCTAGTGTACTCAGGCACATCCATAGTGCGAGCAGTGAAAAAATCAAGATACCTTGCAACAGTCTCATCCCAAGTCTCCCTCCTTTTATCTTCTTCCCTCCATCGGGCATACCTACTTTTATGAATATACTTTTGATAATCAGTTATCATTTAATCACCTTGGTGGTTAATAGATAATGTAAAATAGTCGACAAGAGTTTTGTTACCGAAGAGATACCAACCTCTCTTTCACATTCTGTAACACAATTCCAGCACACCATCTCTATAACCCACTCTCCACCAGCATCAGTCAACCCATTTCCACAATCCTGGCAGATATTGGCCTCTAAGCGCTTATTAATATACACCCTCTTTTCCAGGATTTCATCAGCTTTTGCACCCCAAGGCTCATTTTCTTTGTATTCTTTTTTCATTTTTTTCTCCTATAATCCTACTTCTAATTAATTTTAATTACAGTATCTCTCATATTTTCCAGTATAGGTAATCCAGCATCCCTCCTCATCTCTCTTTACTCCTACTTTCTTTTTGTACCTACCATACAGCGTTGAAACTAGTTCGTCGATTGCGTCCCTTTGTTTCCCTAACTCAACCATACGTTCTTCAATTTGTTTTATCCCTACGTCTCTGCTCTCAGTTTCCATTTGTACATACTCCTTATGGTATATTTTTTCCTTGACAGGGGAAAGAAAAGAATGGTATAATACCTTTATAGGTTCTCTTGGTGCAACCAACAATAACTACATACCCTACTTACTTTCCTTTCTCAGCAACCCTCCACTTACCACTAGCTGATCCTCTGGATAGGAATTGCTGTACTGAATCTGCATAGTTGAGAAGGTAGTACTCAAACTCAAAGGAGCCTAATCCCTCTAAGAATATCTCCCTACAACGACCCCTCTTTACCTTGTAGATAGTTGTGAATAGGTTGGGGTGTATCCGTAAGACACGCTCGTTATACGCATTACTCCTGAATGCAGTTGGATCAAGCTTAACACGCAGCCCATCCCTTATCTTTTCTATTGGTATCATACCTCACCTATCATTCAAGCATTTATACATCACCTTGGTGGTTAATAGATAATGTAAAATAGTCGACAAGAGTTTTGTTACCGAAGAGATACCAATTATAATAATACCTAAATTCTTCAATTCAGTCCCAATTTCAATAATTATTGCTCATACTCCATAGTTGTTCGTGCTTGATGTAATAGACTTGCCAATAGATCGACAATCCCCTCATTTTGATGCAGGTATCCCGCATCCTCGGGAACATTAGGGATATGGTATAATATAAAGTGCATAAGCTCATGCAAGAATGTTTGTTCAAGCTGCTCCTCATTTACAGGAACCAACTCTGAGGATGGTCGTAAGATAATCCGATTTCTCCTATAATCAGCATACCCATAAACACCCTCCCTATCCTGAAAGAATGTCAGATCAAATTCTACAAGTATGGTTTGTGCAAATAGTTTAAAGCGGGTTGGAATGTGCATAGGCACCGCCCCCCGTAGAACCAAACCCACCCTGATTTCTTTCAGTCATACTTAGCTCATCCACAATACTCACAGTCATTTGTGGGCAAGGGATGAGAAGTAGCTGTGCGATACGCTGTCCCTTCTTAATCTCCTTCCAAGTACTATCATCATTGTGCAGTAGCACCTTAACCTCACCCCTGTAATCACTATCAATTATACCAGCATGAGTGTAGTAGTAGTCCATAGCCATACCACTACGATCCTTAATCATACCAACATAACCCTTAGGTATCTCCATAGCAATGCCAGTCTTAACCAATACTATGTCACCTTGTCCTATTACAGTGTCCTCATAAGAGTGAAGGTCAAGACCAGCAGCTTGTTCACTATGATATTGTGGAACGATACTATCTGCATACAATCTCTTAATCTTAATCCAATGCATCAGGTTCCTCCTCTTCTACTTCTTCAAACTCAGAAGTATCTACCACATAAAGATTACCCTCAAAGGTATAGCCATTATCAAGCAAGTACTCTTCAAAGATTTCAAGTATAGATTCTAATGGCTCATCAGTATCAAATTCAAATAGCTTCTTCATATTAGTCCACCGGATTGATTTGAGATTTATACTTATCAAACTGATTGCGAGATTTAACTACTGTTTTCTTTTCTAAAATAGATAAGAAGATAAGATTACACATAGCGTGTGCATAGTGGCTTAATCCACTCTCAGGATCATCCTCTTCCTCACCAATCCACACAGCCATTAGGTGTCGCATCAATGCATCACGGTACCTCTCTGGCTCTACACTACGCCAACCGTCCTTACTATACTTCTGAGCTCCAAAGTTAATAACCTTAACTACATCTTCCATAGCTGCAAGGGGAAGAAGAGACCACTTCAATTTATCAGAATCAAATTTAATTCCACTCATACGTCCGTCCTCTCTAGTGCTACCTTAGTCTTATTAACATAGCCATCCTTAGCCCATCCCTCACCCTTAAGGTGGAAGGAGCATGGTACTATCAATCTCTTAACCTCCCCCCTACAACGAGAGCAAGCCTGTAGTGTAGGATGATCTCTATCAGCTACAGGTTGCATCTGTTCAAAAGTGAATGAGCACTTAGTGCATTGGTACTGGTATAACATCTCATCCTCCGTATGTATAAACATTGATAAGGGTTCCTACGAAGAAGCAAGCAGAACCAATTAAGAATAGATACTGTGCAATCATATACTCTCAGCCTCCTCAAGTGCTAGGGCACTCTCTCTGAGAAGTGAAGCCAACCCATCCTCAAAGTTATGCCTTACATAAGCCTTATGTAGATTGTTAATACGTAACTGATACAGCTGTTCCCCACTGCCATATGGTTTTCCTTCTGACTCTGAGATGTTCTGTATGATTACCGACATATGCTATGCCTCCCTCTTAGGTAATAGTTCTGGATGCTGACACTGTGCATACAGTGCATCAATAAGTGTGTGCCACTCAGGTAACTTATGCTTCCCCCTCTGTTCAATGATGCAACGGAGGACAGCGTAGTTAAGGGAGACTACCCTACGTTGCAGGTAAGACTCAGGTAGGTGCCCCTTAATAATATGTATAGACTGTCTCTCTGATACACAATCGTTAAGGTCTTGAAGGACTCGACTAGAAATAGTGCCATCAAAATCCTCATGTGTAGCATTACGCTTCATCAGAGTGTGCATAGTGCTTTCACTCTGAGCCACAGTACTGACCTTATAAGTGTCCATCTCTGACCACCAGTAACGTGGAGCTTCTATGTCCAAGAAGACTACTACCTGACGCAACCACTTGTCATGACCCATGCCTCTACCAGCATTCGCTGTGGCTGTCTTCTGTGTCTGCTTCATGCGGTGACAGATAGGGTCGCCAGCATCATATGTGTACTGGTTAAAATCAGAATCATCATCCGTGTACCACCACTCCTCCCTAGGAATAGCCCTGTCTTTATAACTCAGGCTGAACCCATAGAGCGCGCTGTTATAACCTGCCTCTTCAATTATATTTACTTGCATCACTTTCCCCCATTGCAAACTGTACTAATCTTCATACCTCTCACACAAATTAAGAAAGAGTGCATCATCTTCTAAGAAGAAGTCTAATGCCTCCACAAGATCCTCTGTCGTAGGGTCGAGAAGATCCAAAATATCATCGGGACTCTCTCTCTCCTTCATCTTCTCCTTGATCTCTTCACGTGTAAACATTATTCATCTACCTCAATGGTTAGACGGATATAAGATGAGCCTTCCTTTAGCTCTGCCATATGTTCCTCTGCTTCTTCATACGTACCGTAGTCCCATACCTGATATAAACTATTAACCTTATCAACAGAATGAAACAATGTATAGACGGGCATACTTAATTACCTCGTAATTAGTTTTAGATTAAACCATTCCAACGACCAGCCTTATTTAAATTCATCGTGAAGAGATAGGGCTTACCATTACAGATAGCAGCACACCCAAGCATGGGTCGTATGATGCTCATCTTATTATAAGCAAAGGCGTATGAACTATCCTCAATCAAGCATCCAGTATCTATAGCGAAGAGTGACTGGAGTGGGGTTGAGAACCAATTGATACCATGCTTATTATGATGATGCCCTACTACTACATTCATAGCTACTGCCTTAGCAAGGGCTAATGTGTTCTCTCCTTTTGTATGGGTGATGTATAGGTGCTGCTTATTACTCAGTCTCAATGTGTAATCATTAACCCATCGCCAATTAAACTTAGTTGCTTTAATCAGATCCTTATATGGGATAACCATTTCCTTTGGAATACCAGCTGTCCTACTCCTCTTATACACACGATCATCATGGTTACTGCTGACAATAACAAGGTCAGGGAATAGGGAGCCAAGCTTCTTAACACTAGCCCATACCCTACGCATCTCTTGTCCTACCCCATCAGCTTCAGGGGTCTTAGGATAAGAAGAAAAGACGTATTGATCTGTTAGATCCCCAACGTGAAAGGTACGCTCTGGTTTAACCACCTCCTTAACCTTAGACAGAAAGGCCAGTGCATCTGGATGCATGTAGGGTAGGTGGGTATCAGAGAGAAACATTAGGCTTTCATTTCTGTATGCTTTTAACAATCATTAGTCCTCCTTGTAAGGAATAATCGAATAAGAAAGGAACTCTTGTCCCTTCTTTACCAGTACCTTAGTAACAACTAAATGAAAGATCCTCTTATCATTAAAGTTGTATACCTTCTGGAGTATATCTTGTATAGGTTTGATAGGGTTATCAACATCAGCACTGTTAGTACTGAACCCAAAAGTAAGAGTAAGAGTTAATCTCCCACGTTCCCATAGTGGTTCTCTATCTTCAATACAAGAAGCTACTTCCTCTTCATACTTACGATAGTCTGCACTCTTCCTCTTCTTACCTAACCAACATTTATTAACCGAGAGTGGTTTGATCTGTATGGTGCCAGTAACCTCTTCCTTACTCCGCTTCTTTTGTTTTCTTGTCATAGTCCTTGCTTTTGTTGGGATGCGTTAGCCACCAAAGAGAGACAAGGGTATTGAAGACTTCCTTATCAGCTTCATAAGTCTTAGATGTATCCCTCCACTGCCAGATACTAGGTTGCTCCTTATCAATACGAAGGATACCACAACCCTCAGCTTCAGGATAGCATTGACGATAGGCTGCAATCTGGTATGAGTAATCCTTACCAAGGTAGTTGCTTGTCTTCCAATCAAGCACGTAAAGCTTTCGCTTACCCTTGACTGTAATGTACCCATAGAAATCACAGGTACCAGCATACCTATCTGTCATCACTCTCTCTTCCGTAGCGATAGGCTCAGGCTTGAACTCATCTGCCCATTGTTTGTAAGAAGCAAAGGCCATGTCTCCAATCTTACTCGTCTCACCAGCATACTTGTAGCCCCATAGATCTTGTTCTATACGGGAGTGAACCTCACTACCAATATCACAAGCGGCTTGACTCAAGTTTCTATACTCTTCCGGTGCTACCCTACATACCTCTGCAAGGTCTCTGTTATCCAACCCATACTGTGCCAATACATAGAGAGCTGTCTGTTGTGCAGACCACCGCATCAACCCATCACTCTTATCTAGCTGACCTGTAATGTTTGTAACCCTTGGGATATCTCGTCCCTTATCGTCTTGATAGTAATTACTCATCCATTCACTCTCCCATATGGTAGGCCTTAAGCATCTTGCAGATGCGCCTCCATTCTTTGTGATAGTAAAGCCCTCCCTTCCAAGGCTTCCAACCATAGAAGCTCAAGGAGGAGAGGACTTGAATTAGCCTATAGCCTTTCTTATTCACTAAACAACTCATCATCAGTGGGTGATGCAGGTGGGGCCATACCCAACTCACTACCATCATCAGGCTTAACCTCACCGAAGGGTACCAGCTCCATAACCTTAACACCCTGAAGCTCTGACTTCACACCACTCTTACCATTCCACTTCCAAGGTTTGATGAAGGCCTGAATAGTAACAAGACTACCATTACCCACATTATCAGCGAAGGGTACACCATCTACATTAAGCTGAGGTGGTCGAGGATTAGGACTATTGGTCTTCTTGTCAATCGTCAAACGCTTGAACTGATACCGAGCCTTACCATCAACCATCTTAGGTTTAAGTCCTGCCTCCTGCAGGGTAGTGCTAGTAGCTGCATCTACTTCCACAGTGATACACCAGCAGGGTTCAAACTTAGTATTAGGAGTCTGAAGGGATGCCCAATATGCTACGCCATTGATAATCATACTTTACTTCTCCTTTCTTTTATTAATAATAGAATGCTACTTACATACTTACACTGTAATTAATACTCTTAACTATATTATACCATAGATTTAGTGGAGTGCAAGGATTATTTTCAATGAACTTCTGACCAATTCTGTCCTACCTTAGCATCACCTAGGATTGGTACGTTATAATTAAAGTATTGTCCTGCCTTCTCTAGGGATAGGAGAGCCAGCTTAATATACTCATCCTCCTGTCCATTCCTAACCTCTACTTCCCACTCATCGTGCTGCTGAATCAATAGACGATAATCTATCCCACTCTTAGGCAACCACTTAGCAAAGAGGAAACACATAGCCGCCTTAACAAGGATTGCTCCATCGCTCTGAAATTTCAGATTGACTAGACTATGTTCACTTCGTCCATACAGTTTTCTACCATCCAATCCTCTTATGAATCCACCATGCTTACCTCCATTCTTTCTAAATTCTTCTATCACACTGTCCTTGAACTCAGCCAGTGCAGTGTTACCTGTCCAGAATGCTGCATACAACTCATCGGCACGCTCTAATGAACAGTTAAGTGTAGCGGCTAGCTTCGGTGCGTATGCTCCATATGTTACATGATGTTCAGGTGATGTCGCTAACTTCACCCCGCTTTATTCAAGCTGCTGTATGTCGCCATACAGATCAGACTATATCATTACCATTGCTGGTATCCTGCGCTTCCACTCACTTGAGTGTACTCCCAAAAGGGATAGTCGTTGCGCCTTCAAAGCAGTCTCCCCGCCAGTGCTACCCACGTGCGATCTATGGACACTCTATATTCCTCATATAGTTCTCTGCTAAGCTTGGTTCAGGATTGTCTCAGTGAGATATTTCCTGAGTTCACAGGATTTTATATGCGCCAACTCATAACGCATACTTAGGTGCCTTAGCACCATCCCTATCTGTTCCAAAGATAGCGGCATTAAAGGCATGTACATCCCCATCTACAAGGGTGTGAGCATAAGCTTCACCACCAGTAAAGGGAAAGCAATTGTGTGCCTCTGTGCGTGCTTCAAGAGCCTTAGCATCCACACCTACCATCGTATAGCCGGGAGATGCAATGAACAGGGAACGCATAGCCTCACCATACGGTACCTTGGGACTAGCCTTAGGGACATTCACTACCACACTGTGTCTGAATCTTCCAGTGTTACATGCTTGTGGTACAGCACATGCCTCAATCTTCCCATCAGGTCTAACATTACTTAGCCATCCCTTATTCTCAGGGTCTTTAAGATTACTTATCGTACCCCTACGATGCAGTAACACACTACGCCTAGCTACTAGCTTAGGTATATCACCATCAACACTAGCAAAGCTATCCTCCGTTAGCTTAGGACTAGTCTTTACCTTATTACCCTTCTCATCATACACCCACTTCTTACCATCCTTCTTATAGTTCCATTGAGTAGGTTGCCATCCTTGTGAGAGAAGATATGCCTTGACTTGGGTATCACTGTTAAGGTTAATTACATTGTAGTTAATCCTAGTGAATGGGCCCTTCACATTCATGCATCCAATCCTCCACTTGTTTAGTGTATGTACCATTCTTTTTAAAAGGTTTACTAACCTCAGCTCCAACTGATACAACTCTTCTCGGTATCTGCTCTAATACAACGGTGTCAATCGTAGCTACCTCCTCATCTATCTGTGAGAGGATGGTGTGTGCCTTATCCACATCGAAGGTAACACCATTCATCTCTTGCTGTGCTTGTATCTTACCCATCATGTACTCAAGCTGTAAGGAACGTGACCAATCCCACCCCTTACTCTCAATACGTAGATGGTCATACGTCCTATGTCCTATCTTAACATCTTCAATACAGCGGATAAGCATAAGGGCTGTCTGTCTATCCCACTGATCGTACACTACCTTCCTCTGTCCGAAGCGTATGCCCCATGCCTCAATACTATGAGGTTTCTTACTACCCGTAGGTGCCTCACGATCAGGGTTGAAGAGAGAGGACATAATAAAGGTATCATCCTTCTCCCCTTCCTTCCACCACGGATATAGCTTACGTATCAAGGGGAAATCATGCATGATACCATTGTGAAAGACTAGCTTATGTTGTTTCATAATCATGAGGTGTTCTTCATGACCAATGAATACTTGAGGACTACTTACACCTGTAATTAAACAGATACCCTCCATATCATAATCACTAATGGGTTGATCAAGGGATATAATCCATCCCTTACTCTCAACATTATAAGTAACTACCATCCACAATCGTGTAGCTTCATACTTAAATCCATCACTCTCACTATCTCCTATAAGTGTCATTGTGTATACCTCGGCTATTAAGGCTGATATCAGAGGATAACCTTTCAAAGTAATTATCGGGTGTCCAATCCCTCTCATGCTCAACGTAGTTGGGACCATACTGTAGTAATACTATCCCCCTCCCATAACCACGATGCAGAAGCACACATCTATCATCCCCCTTTTGATATGGTGATCTTCATGTCTCCACCCTCCGTTCATTGATCTCTGTATCGTACCTACAAAGTCGATGGTAATCAATCTGACCAACCTGTCTCTGAGCTAACCACAACACCCGATTATTTTCTAGGGTCAAGAAGTAAGCTTCGTATGTATTACAATAACATATTTTCATAGCTACTCCAAGTACGTTCCAGTATCCTTATTGTATTTAATATAAAAGGAACCACTATTACCAAACTCCCTATCCTTTAGCAGTACGAACTTGGTAAGATTTCTTTCAGCTTCAGTTAACTCTGGATCTTTATTCCTTTCAAGACCGAAGAGGTAGTGACCATACCGCATCAATCCACGACTACCTGTGAACTGTGACTCATGTACCATACCACCACGCTCATGTGGGGGGCCAGTCTTAGGTGGATTAAGGTGACTGAACCCATAGGCTGTGAAGTCAAGCTCATGTGTCATGCTTGCTAACTCACCAGCGATCTTATTGATCTCATCATTAGCTTCACTACTACTCAGATGAGAGACGAGAGCTGTGATAGGATCAATAAAAATATCTTTGATCCCATGATATACAACCATAGTACGAATAGCTTTCTTAGCACTATCCCAATCCTTTACACCATAATGATTAAAGAGGTAGACCTTATCCCTCAGTCTATCAATCCCTTCAATCAGCTGATCTTGTGTAAAGTTTGCATCAGGCTTATGAAAGGGAATACCTGCAAACTTACCAGCTAGGGTCTTGAGTGTACGACCAACAGGTTGCTCAAGCATGAGAAGCCCCGGCACTACCCCATGAAAGTTAATCAAGTGTTCCTGTAGTTGCAAAGCCCAATCAGTCTTACCGATACCAACACCAGCACCAAGGAAGATGCACTCCTTACGTCTGATACCATAGGATAAGGCTGTCAATGAGGGCCAAGGGTATGAGAGACCCCACTCTGGCATCTTAATCGCATCCTCAAAGATATCATCAACAGATGCAATGTAGTCTGCCTTGTATGGCTTGGCATTGTAGTAAGCATCAATGAACTCCTGATCCTTACCCTGCATCAGCATATCATTCACATCTTTCTCGGAGAAGGACATGATACGTACAGCAGGGCCAAAGAGTAGGGCTATATCATTAGCAAACTTACGACCCACTGCATCCATATCACCAGCCACTACAATCTCTGCATAGGACTGAATGAATGCGGCATTCTGTTTGATGCTGTCCAAGTTCTCCCCATGTATGGGTGATACTACATGAGCAGGATAATTACTATTCCTCTTACGTAACATCTGCCATGCCGCCATAGCATCACACTCACCACAACAGATAAGTAATCGCTTACTCCCACCACTCGGTACATTCTGCTGACCAAAGAGTAGTTGATCCTCACACTTATCACCAATCAGCATGAACTTCTTATTAGCTACATCACGTATCTTATACCTCTGCAATTGCATCTTACTGTTGAAGTAAGGGTATGCATGGTTGATGATGGTTGATGCTGTCTCTTCATCCAAGGCCACCCGTACCCCGAAGTGTTCACACGTGATCTGATGTATCCCCCTTGCTTGGATAGGTAGGATAGGCAATGTACTAACCTCTGCCATAGTGAAGTACTTGTTCAATGGTTCCTCCTCTGTTCTTGCACTGTTAATTACTTTGTAATTGCAACGATTACAATACGCATTGCCATTATCAAAAAGGATAAGATGATTGCCTGTCTTATCTCTGCCGTTCTCTCGGCATCGGGGGCAAGGGGCATCTCCTATAATCATCTGTTCTACCTCCTTCATATGCAGGATGAGGCCTATAGGCTGGTTTCAAAGGAACAACATAGCCAAGGATGTAGCTTAGACATTCAAACGTAGGTTGAAATTGTAGGGCTATTCCTCTATCCGTTATTACCGTTCCTGCTTCAGAAAAGTAGATCATACAAGTAGCCTCCCTGCTGGATGCAGTAAAAGAAATGCTCTCTCTGCAAAACCAGCAGACTGCGTACCCGTACGATGTTGACTACTTTTCATTGATAAATATATACCACATTGATTTTTATTAAAGAGTACAACTACAGTATTTATCTTATCAGGATGATACCATATCTTTATCTTTGGATACATTATACTTCTCCTCTCTAATATTGTCAAGTCTTTTAAAAGTTAGCAACACTTCGTCCACCTCTGCCAAACATTCAGGGCATAGATTTTCTAAGGATTTTAACTTCATATTCCACTTACAAGTATCATCATTCATCTGCTTATCACAGGCTTTGCAGTGCATATTATTTACCTCCCCTTATCTCGTTAATCTCACGAAAGGCAGTGGGCGACCAAGTAACCTTCTTGGTTCCTGCCTCCCAGTACACATTTTTACATACCACGATACCGATCCGATCTGTTATGAATAGCACACGTAATGGACTGATTAAATGTTGCTTAATACATGGGTACCTCTCCATTCTAATTACCCCGTAAGTAGATTGCATTATTAAAAGGAGTAGCATTAAACAACTCATCCTTGGCAAGCATGGCAGCACAATCATCACAACAGATAACCTCCATGCCATCCATACCCATACGCTTAGC